GCCCCCTGATAAGTTTCAAGGATAGATATTGCTCGTTGTTCTATTGTTAAATTAGAATTTTCAGATGTATTGTTTTCCAAATTTAATCTTTTAATAGAAATATAATAAATTATTTAATATTTATCAATATATGAGAATGGAACAAGAAACATTAGAAAGATTAATAAATAAAATGATAAAGCACATTAAACCTAATGGTGTGTCTGAACTTATTTATGAATTAAGACCTACTGATGATACTGGTGACGAATATTATATGAGGGTAACATATGTTGTCCCTGATGATAGCGAATATTTACGAAGTTCAAATATGAGAAATTCAGATTTTAATAGAAAATCATGGAACACTGAGATTACTAAAACAATAAAAGATTATTTTGATGTTAGAGTTATAATCAATGATTCAAGTATTCAATCGGAATCATATTACGAAAGACAAAAAAAATATCAAGATGAGCAGACAATTAGTACCAATTACACGAATAGGTAAGTTCTTCGGAGCGGAGGATTACGACTTAGACATCTCTATGGGGGAGGAATGGTTATATGGTGATATGAACTTTACGTTAGTACTATATAAGATAGATAGATTAAAAACTAAAACAGATGATGTTTATGGTGAGGTTATGACTGATGGTATTAAATATTTACCACCAATTGAAATTAAAGCTTATGTTCAAATACTCCCACCTGAGACCAAATATTTAGGTAACTCTAAAATTACTCAATCAGAACCTGGTAATATGAAATTCTCAATTTATGCCGCACAACTTAATGATTTGGGTATTCAAATTAATTATGGTGACTATATTGGTTATTATGAAACTGAAACCAAAGTTAGATATTATGTGGTTAGCGATGATGGAAGAATTAATTCAGATAATAAACACACATATGCCGGTTACAAACCATTTTATAAATCATATGTAGCGACTCCGGTAACGGAGAATGAATTTAGAGGATTATAATGAAAGTAATTATTACAGAAAATAAATTAAATTCAATTATAACAAATTGGTTAAATAAAAATTATAGTGATTTAGAAAGATTTAATCGTACTGAATTTAGAGAAATTTATTTATCCAAAAATGGATTGTTTAAAATTATGTATAATTTGAGAGGGAAACAATTATATATTGTTAATGAATTATGGGATTTTATTAGTGAGGTGTTTAGTTTAGATTATGAAGAAACGGGAAAAATTTTATTGAATTGGTGTAATAATAAATTTGGGTTTAGAGCAAAAGCCTTTTATAGAGTAAATGAAATATGAAAGTAATAATAACAGAGAATAGAGTATTTGAAACAATCTATAAATATTTGGATAAAACCTTTAACCCAAATGAAATGGATTGGGTTTATGGTATAGATGAAGATGATGACGATTCTGATATGGACAAATATAATGAGAATTTTTTAATTTTCTTTAAAGGTGATTGGCAAGGTGAATATGATTCAGATGTCGTTTTTCATTATTTTGATGTTGATTTCTATGATGAAAATGATGTTGCACAAAAACCTTTTAGAGAAAAAGCACCTGTTTTAGAGGTTATGGGTGAATATGGAGAAAATTTAGATACTATGTTTGGTAACCATTGGGAAGAACCAATGAAAAGATGGTTTGAAGATAATTTTAAATTACCGGTTAAAACCGTGTCAACATATTACAATTATGAAAATTATAATTAACGAAAATCAATATAGAAGAATATTTGAAAATTTTTCAGATGAAGAAGAAAATGATTACATAGGTAAAAAAGTTATGATTTATTATAACTTACATAAACAGACATTCTCAATTATCTATAAAGGATTAGTTGTTAATCATTGTGACTATGTTAAATTATCTGACGTTGAATTTAGAGTTAGACCGGGAGGTAGAGAAAAGGTTATAAAAGAAAAAAGAAAGAATGTTCATTCATTTGTGATTGGAACATTAATGGATTATTGTAAGTTCCCTTGTGAAAATTTACCAAGTGAACCTAATAATAATATTGTAACCTATAACCCTTACAAATATAATTCTTATGTTATGAAAGACACCGAAGAACCAATATACCGTGCCGGTGAAGTAGAAATGATAAATTCAAGAAACAAAATATTTATAACAAAACAATAAAATGGGTTTACCAAACAAAATAAAGAAAACAATTCCCTTAACGTTTCCAAAAACTCTATATCCACGAAGAGAAGAGTTGTTGGAGAAAATTAATAAAGACGGAACTTATTTACCTAAGTCCATTTTACATGCCGATTTGGATGGGGGAATGTTAAACTTTGTTCAGAATGAATTACAGACTATTGTGGATGGTAATGTTATACCATCAATTGATATTTTAATAACGGCTCAAAATTGGTCTCAATTTACTGAAACTTGGAATTTTCAAGATTTGGATTCTAATGTCTCACCCCCATTTATTACGGTTGTTAGAAATCCCGAAGTTAAATTTGGTACTAACCCTGCATTACTATATAACATACCAAATAGAAAACAATATTTTTATGCTCAAGTACCAACGTGGGATGGTAATAGAAATGGTATGGATATTTATAAAATACCTCAACCGGTACCTGTTGATATTACATATAGTGTTAAAATAATTTGTAATAGAATGAGAGAATTAAACGAGTTTAATAAAAATATTCTTGAAATGTTTTCCTCTCGTCAAGCATATACAACTATCAAAGGTCATTATATTCCAATCATCATGAATAACATTACTGATGAGTCAGTTATGAATATTGATAAAAGAAAATATTATATTCAAAGTTATGATTTTACAATGTTAGGATTCTTAATTGATGAAAATGAATTTGAAGTTGCTCCGGCGGTTTCAAGAGTTTTAACTGTTATTGAATTTGAAAAAGAATCGTTCATGCGTGGAAGAAGAAAAAATATTGCCGATGAATCTACATCAACAAATATTTTATTCGTTGTTGGAAATAATATTATTTCACAAGTTTTTGATTATACTGTTGATTTAAATTTAGGTGAAACAACTAATATAGATTCGTTTGATGTGTACATTAATAATCAATATTATGGGTCAGATTTGTATCAAATACAAATCAATACCAATGATGTTTTAAAAATTATAGTAGTTAAATCTAATGATACTCAAGAGGGTTCAATTGTGTTAGAAAACCAATTAGTTTAATTCTCGCCGTATATATCCTTCTTTTCTTTACAATTCTCAACAATCATTCTTTCTAAAAAACGATACATTTTGATACCCCTCTTTTCGCAATAGGTCTTTAGGACGTTATGAACCTCAATTGATATCTTTAGGTTCTTTATCTTTTTTTCGTTGTCTGCCATGGTAGAATAAAGGCAGAATTTATTCTACCTAATTTATAAATACTTCTTATGAAGTAAAGTATTTTGGTTTTTTTTATAATATTTATCAATAAAAATAAATTTACAAATAAAAAAGACAAACTAATGGCATCAAATCAAAAAGTATTCGTATCTCCCGGAGTATATACTTCTGAAGTTGATTTAAGTTTCGTAGCACAAAGTGTGGGAGTTACCACGTTGGGTATTGTGGGTGAGACCTTAAAAGGTCCCGCTTTCGAGCCTATCTTTATACGAAATTTTGATGAATTCACAAATTTCTTCGGTGGAACTTCTCCAGAAAAATTTATAAATACACAAATTCCAAAGTACGAAGCGGCTTATATTGCTAAATCATACTTACAACAATCTAACCAATTATTCGTAACAAGAGTGTTAGGATTATCTGGTTACGACGCAGGACCATCTTGGTCTATCACCACAAAAGCGAATGTTAACCCGACAACGGTTGATTTCTTTTGTGAAAGTGCAACTACAGTTAATTGTGTTACTGAATGTATAGACTTTAAAACTATAAACTATTCTGTTGAATTTTCAGCGTGTACTAATAGTATTAACACTGTTAGTTTTACAAACACATCTAGTTTACCATCTGAAATATCTTCAATTTTGTATGAACCTTACGAACAATTTGATGGTTCAATGTCAACATTGTTTGATGATATGTCAAGTCAAATTTTTGATATCGTTTCAACACCGGCTAAAGAAGACACTTCAATTAATTATTATGGTGCAATACCAACTAGTGTTTATTCGGGTTTAAGTTCAGTATATACTGGTGAAACTAATGTTTACGGAGTGGATAATGTAAGTTCAAATTTATGTAATTATTCAGCACCTCAAAATGACCCTTGGTATTACTCATTATTTGATAATGTTGGTAATGCTTCTTATACAGGATTTTCATTTTGGTCTGTTGTTACAGGATTAACATTGACACCAATAATTACAACAACAACATCAACTTCAACGACGACATCAACAACAAACCCTTGTACAACAACAACATCAACATCAACTACGTCAACAACAACAGCAAAACCTGTTAATTGTTATACAGGTACATTGATTGGGGTGATTTATATTTATTCGGGTACGGCATATACAGATTATGATGACTTAGTTGTTGCAACACTTCGTTCAAGAGGATTGTCAACATATGGTTTGGAAAATGGACCTGTTTATGAAGTTTCGGGTTTAACGGATGTTAGTTTAGATTGTACCGGGACATATTCAGGTGTAACTAAGAACCCATTTTCAACTTTTGGTGTTAATATTACAAGTAAAGATGGTGACCAATATTTCTTTGAAACATCATTATCAAATTCAGATTCAAAATATATTAGTAAAGTGTTTGGTTCAACTAACTTCTCAAAACCAAGAACAGTAGTTCCATTATTTGTTGAAGAAAGATTCCAAGCTTTATTAACGAATGCTTGGAGAATGGGTTATATTAGAGGTTTAAATTGTGAATTAACAGCTTTACCTGATGCTCGTCAATCGATTGACCCAACATCAATAGCTTTTTACTTAGAAAAATTCCAATCACCGGTTTCTCCGTGGGTTGTTTCAGAATTAAGAGGTAATAAAGTTTATAACTTATTTAAATTTACAACTATTGCAGATGGTGATTCAGCAAATATTGATATTAAAATATCAATTGCAAATATGTCATTTAACAATGGTACTTTTGATGTATTAATTAGAGATTTCTTTGATACTGATTCATCACCTGTTGTTCTTGAAAAATACACTAATTGTAGTATGAACCCTCAAGATAATTCATTTGTTGGTAAAAAAATTGGTAGTTTAGATGGAGAATATCCTTTATTGTCAAGTTATGTTATGGTTGAAATTAACGAGGATGCACCAATAGATGCTCTTCCTTGTGGATTCTTAGGATACGATTATAGAGAATATGCTGGTGTAAGACCACCATTCCCATTAATTAAATCTAAATATTATTATCCTGGTGAAGTAGTTTATAATCCACCGTTTGGGTTAGCTTCAGGAGCGGATGATTCAACAACAAGTGCTGGTGATAATGTAAGAAGAACTTATTTAGGTATTTCAGATACTGAAGGTATTGATGTTGATTTCTTCCAATATAAAGGAACTCAACTTCCTTTAGATATTTGTAATGATACTGAAGGTAATCCTTGGAATTTTAGAACAAGAGGTTTCCACATGGACAAAAACGCAAGTGGTATTACAATTCCAAATATATTTGTAACAAGTGGTACTCCGGCATTCTTTTGTGGTGACGCACCATTTACATCAGACCCTGATAGTGAACTTAACCCTTATTATAGAATTTACGCACGTAAATTCACATTCTTAGTAAAAGGTGGTTTTGATGGTTGGGATATCTATAGAGAATTTAGAACAAATAAAGATGAGTTTATGTTAGGTAGAAAAGGTTATTTAAATGGTTCCTGTCCTACTATCAAATATCCTACGGCATCAGGTTGGGGAGCATTTAAACAAATTATTGTTGCTGGTAACACTCAAGATTGGGCAAACACCGATTATTACGCTTATTTATTAGGTCAACAAACATTTGCGAATCCTGAGGCGGTAAACATCAATGTGTTTGTAACACCGGGTATTGATTATGTTAATAACTCTAATTTAGTTGAGAGTGCTATTGATATGATTGAATATAGTAGAGCGGATTCGTTGTACGTATGTACAACTCCTGACTACAATATGTATGTTCCGTCAACAGGTAATCAATTAGATTTTATTTACCCACAAGAAGCTGTAGATAATTTGGCAAATTCAGGTATTGACTCTAACTATACCGCTACTTATTACCCTTGGGTGTTAATGAGAGATACTGTTAACAATACTCAGATTTACTTACCGGCAACTGCTGAGGTAACAAGAAACTTAGCGTTAACGGATAATATTGCATTTCCTTGGTTCGCTGCGGCGGGTTACACAAGAGGTATCGTAAACGCTGTTAAAGCGAGAGTTAAATTGACACAAGAGAATAGAGATACTTTATATCAAGGTCGTTTAAATCCAATCGCAACGTTCTCTGATGTTGGAACTGTAATTTGGGGTAATAAAACTCTTCAAGTTAGACAATCAGCTCTTGACAGAATCAACGTAAGAAGATTATTACTTCA